AAAACTGGTCTGTGTGGACGATAACGGCAATGAAAACGTGCTGTTGATATCGCCACAAAGACTAGTGCTGTCGTTCGGTCGTAAAGACCTTGTCAAGGTGGTCGACATATGCCGTAAGCACGATATCACAAGTGCAAGCGGCATAAAGGCTTATGTCAAACACGTAGCGTTTGGCATAGACAAGGTCGACAACGACAGCATCGAAGAAGAACTCTAGGGGCTTGGGGCCTGCGCATTGCGTGGGCCCCAAGATTTTTCCCTTGCGAAAGGCACTTGTACGCAATGAGCGTTTTTCCCCTCACACCGCACTTGTTGACCTCGGTCGCTCCAAAATAGAGCATTGCGAAGTGCAGCGCTCCAAAGTAGAGCGCGCTCCATTTTGGTACAAGGAGCTCCATTTTGGGACACTGCCACCACCTTGGGCCGGACTGCCACTCGTAAGTCCTTGCAGGACAAGGAGTTACGACATGTTAGTATTAGGTTAGGTGCCACTATGACAGGCCCATACCATATATGGTAGTCGCAAAATGCAATACACCACAACATATTGTGTGTCGCCTTGGCACGTGTCTTGCTACGTTTCACGTGGAACAACTAAGGTACAGGGAAAGGAGGTGGTAAAAGTGAAGTACCTTAGACGCGGTTCTAAGTTGGTGTCGGTCGATGAAGCGGGCCATGAAGAAACCTTGTTGATAAGCCCGCTTCGTCTGGTGTTGTCCTTTTCACGACACGATTTGAAGAAAGTCGTTGAAACGTGTCGGGCTAAAGGGATTCAGACACCAAGGGCCTTGAAGCAGTACGTAAAAGAAGTGTCCTTTGGTATTACTGGGGGATTTGAAACAGAAGCACAAGAAGAAGAGCTGTAAAATCGTACAGGGTACGGTTGCACGTGCGCCGTACCCTAACTTTTTCCCGTAACGTGATACTTGATACGCAGATTTTTCCCCTTGGCCTTTACTTGTAGGACCGGCGCTCTATTTCGGCGCGCTCCATTTTGGAGCATGTAGGATTTTCCAACATGTTGGAAAGTTCTACACGGCTTTGGCACAAGATTTGCTACGGCACGTTTGGCACAAGATTTGCTGCGATTCTGGCGCACGATTTTTTGGATGGGCCGATTTTGGCACGTAATTTGCTGCGGATTTTGTTTGGCACGATTTTTGCTGCGAAAAGTTTTGGCACAAGGTTTGCTGTTGGCACAAGATTTGCTGGCCGCGAATTGGCACAAGATTTGCTACGGAAATTGTGCCGAACGGCACGGAAAAAAATCTTGCGATTGTGCCGAAAAAAATCTTGACATAGACTGTGGATATGGTATGATACAATCAGAACAGGGGGTCAGGTAACGGGAACCTGGCCGGTTCAGAAACGAAAGGGATGATGATGGAAAAGCCGGAAGCAACGGGATACAAGATTCTAAAACTGTATCCCAAGTCGTGGATGTACGTAGCAGAAGTGGACTTTGAAAGCCCTAGTGTTTTCAGTCCACAAAGCCTATATGTTCACAGTCTGAACTTTTTGAATGATGTACCAACTGCTATACAGTTGGTAACATCTCATGGCCTAAGCCGGATATTTCCGGCACAAGCTATCCCGTTTATCTGTAACGGCCTAACGGCCGAATATCAAGTCGCACTGGCACAGGACGCAATTCTGGGCCAGAAAACGTACAAAGACATTGGCCGGGCATTTGCTTCAGATGGCGCCGTTAGGTTGACGGATATTTACTAACGGTGCCTGGTCCTGTCGGTCCTTCCCTGTTCTGGCCGACAGGATTTTTTTGTGCATACGTTAGTTTGGCACAAGATTTGCTGCGAAAAGTTTTGGCACAAGGTTTGCTGTCGGTAAAGTTTGGCACGCGGTTTGCTACGGCGTGGCGTTCGAGCGCTCAGAAATGGAGCGTAGGAAAGTCCGACAGGTACGCACCCTCTCTCCCCCAACCCCACGCAATTTTATGTCTGTAAAATATTTTTCCACTTGACTTTCAAACTCCCATCGCGTATAATACCTGTATGAAACGCTTGAAATCTCGACATCTCGCCATGATTCGACGTGAGCTTCAGGGCGCAACTCGGAAGGAGCTCGCTCGCGAGTTCGGCCTCACTCCGCAGGCTGTCTACGTCATCCAAAGAAGCGAGCTCTACCGGAAAGAGCTTAACAGGCTTCAGCAAGAGGCCAACGAAGTCGTCAAACAGAGCTTGACCGAGCGCTTCAAGGACAAACAAGATGAGCTTGTAGACCAAGCCCTTTCGTTGGCTCTCAAGGCTCGCTCCGAGAGCGTTCGCCTGAAAGGCGTTTGGGAAATCCTGGACCGTCTCGACAAAAAGCCCCAGGGAACCTTCATAACGATTGGAGACTCCGCGGCTCGCGCCCTGATGGAGGCGTTGCGTGAGACTAGAAGAACTGAAGAGAGTTGAAGGCGAAGCTCTTAAGGACTCCTATCTTTTCTCCAAGGGGATAGCCGGTTTCACCGGTTTGACGCCCGAAGAACATCTCGACCTCTGTCGCTTTCTCGACTCTATCAAGTCGGGAGAACTCGGTTGTATCATAGCCCCTCGCGGGACCTACAAGACATCGATTATGACGGGCAAAGCCCTTCAGCTCATATGTCGTAATCCCAACATTCGCATTCTCTACGTCTGCAAGACCTTCAAAGCCGCTTCCGGCACTCTTCGGGAGATGCTAATGCGTTTGGAAGGCGCTCACGCCCCTCTCCTGTGGGCTCTCTGGGGAAAGGACCTCGTTCCGAAGGTCAAGAAGAGGTGGTCCAGTGAGGCTTTCGAGGTCAACAGAACGATGCCTTGGCCCGAAGCCACGGTAGAGGCCGCCGGAATACGCACCAACAAGACTCGTTTCCACTACGACGTTGTCATCCTTGATGACATTGTGGCGCCCGACAAAGACGAGATTGTGAAGGATAGAATCGAGTTGAGGAGAGAAGATTTGGACCGCGCCAACGGCTTCATCCAGCTATCTTCGGACCTTCTCGACAAGCAGGGTTTGCGCCTGATTTTCTTCATCACTACGAGATGGGCCGAGAATGACCCTGTATCGTTTCTCCGTAATTGGCCCAATGTTCGCTTCTTCGACAAACCGGCCTACAGGCCCGACGGCTCTCTCAACTATCCCAATCTCCTGTCGGAGCAACGTTTGGAAAAGTTGAGAAAACAGCATTCGAGCTATCTCTTCCACACTCTGTATTTGAACAAGCCGTTCGACCCCAAGAAGAAGCCTTTCAAGACATCCTACTTGCAACACTACGCGAAGTGTCCCAAGAGGACCGACATGTATATAACGATAACGGTTGACCCCGCGTCGGGCAAGGTCGGAAGAGACGAGACGGCCATAATGGTAGCCGGTACTCACCGCGAGACCGGTAGAATCTTCGTTCTCGACTACGTCTATGAGCACATAGGCGCGCTCGAAACCGTGAAGAAGACTCTCGACTTGGCTGAGAAGTGGAATCCGGCTCTCATAGCCTTCGAGGCCACTCAGTACCAGTCGACTCTTGAGGAACTTCTCAGAAGAGACCAGAGAAAGAGAGCCAAGCGTTGGGTCATCAAGCCCATGTATCGAACGGCTTCCAAGTCTTCCCGCATCCTATCTCTCCAAGGCTTTGTCGAGAACGCCGACATTTACATACGCCCCTACATGGATGAGTTGGTGGATGAGATGGACTCATGGGGACCGGCGGGTTCTCTCAGCGGTCGCGACCACCTTCTCGATTGTCTGGCCGACCACGTGGCTCTTGCCTCAGAGGCATCGCGGGGTCCGGTCAAAAGCATCCAAGAGGGCTCTGAAGAGCACGAGGCTTGCGCCATAGCCGTCGCTTCCGACAAGGACAACTCATTCATCATAGTCTTGGGCCGACAAGGTTCCTCCTACTGCATCATAGATTCGGACGTGAGAAAGATGTCTGCGGTCGAACTCGAAGAGTCCATCAAAACGCTGCTTGACAAATACAAGTCGAAGTTGGTAGGATGTGCTGTGGAACCGGAACTCTTTCGCAAGGTTATTGACCCAAGAGTTTTTGATGGCGTGAAGGCCAGACCGGTAGTTCCCAAAGATAAAGCAGAGGTTGCAGCCGAGATAGACAAGGGCGTGATTCGTTTGTCTCCCAACGTCGCCGATTTGAGGGCCAATCTCCTGCATGATGGAACCAGGACCGGCATAAGGGTAATCGGTATGGCCAAGAAGATTCTCAAACATCCCGAAGGAGTCAAGGTATGGGTCCGGTGAAGGTCTATTTCTTCAAGGGCGTTCCCAAGAGAGAGGGAAGCGATATTCCGGTTCTGGAAGCCCTTCTCAAGTCGAAAGACGTGACGTTCGAGGAATGGTACGAACCGCCCTATGACCCGGAAAAGCTCGCCAAACTGTTGGAACTCAATACGACTCACTTCAGGGCTTGCGTTGTGAAAGCGCGGGATGCAGCTGGAATCGGATACCGTCTTACGACCGACACCGGGGAGGACCCTCCCAAAGACGAGGAGAGAGCCGTCAAGGACTTCATTCACAACATCAATCCTCATCGCTCTTTCTTCGACATTCTGGAATCTCTGGTTCTCGACTACGAGTCAATCGGGTGGGGCTGTCTCGAAATCATTCGCAACAGACGCGGTCAGGTCATTAGGGTCGAACATGTGCCGTCCAAGGACGTTCGAGTGTTGAAGGACCGCACCTACGCCTCTTACGTTCAGTTGAACGGAGAAGACAGGACCTACTTTCAGGCGTTTCCCGACAAACGCAACAGATACATCCATGCGCGGAGAAACACGCCGAACGCCGGTTGGTCTGAAGCCGCTAACGAGTTGATTTTCTGGGCCAAGCCCCATCCAGCCGTGCGCTACTATGGTCTTCCCGACATTATTCCGGCTCTCGGAGATATTCTTGCGACCAATAAGTTGCGTGACTATTTCATAGACTTCTTCGAGAACAACTGTATGGCTCGACACGCTATCATTATCAAAGGCGGAGCCGTTTCCGAGGAGACCCGCGAGGAGATTGAGGCCTACTTCAGGAATGAGCTTAAGGGTTCCGCTCATCGCACCATCGTGATGGAAGTCGATGAAGACACGACTGTAGAGATTCGTCCTCTCGACGTGGAGCAGAAAGAAGCCGATTTCCGAGAAACCAGAAAGGACCTGCGGGATTTCATTCTGTTGGCTCACGGTGTCATGCCCGCTCAGGTCGGTGTTATCGAGACGGCGAATCTCGGTTCGGGACAAGGCTTGAGTCAGGCCGAAACACACCTCAACCGCATTGTGATTCCGCTCCAAAGAGCCTTGCACGGAATCTTGGACCGCATTCTTCGAGAGAACGGAATAAGAAGGACTCACATACGCCTGATACCGCCTGATATTCGAGATATTGATGTCCAGACTCGTTCGCACGAAAGAATGTTGAAGTTGTCCGTCGTAAGCCCAAACGAGACTCGGCGAATGGTCTTCGGGCTTCCTGGTTATTCGGGCGGAGAGCGCCACTTCATCTCAGGGCGTTCAATCCTGCCTCGTTATGCTGATAGGGAGAAGCCGGTCGATGAGGTTGGAAGAAATCAGCCGGAGGAGCTTGAGCCAGGCGTCTAGCAAGGAGCTACGCTCTCTTCGCTTTCGCATGATTCAGCTCTGGAATCGTAATTTCAAGAAGAACCCCGACGCGATTGTGGGCGGTCTGGACCGCTCGTGTTTCCTCGAAAAGTATCGACTCATCCTGAGGGAAATGGCGGCTCGCGGAATCAGAATCAATCCCATATACCATATAGACCGCTTCGTCAAGATTTTACCTGAGTTGGTTCTGGTCCCTGAGTTCGCTTCTCTCACAGGCTCCTATGTCTATGGGAAAGAGAAGCCCGGCGACATGGACGTGGTTGTTAGAACTGATTCCGACCTGAAGGTTGATTTGTCCGACGCTCTCAGAATCAAGCTGACCAGGATTTTGTCCGACGGAAAACTCGCCGTTCATCTCATTCCGTGCGAGACCGGTCCCAATTGCACTTATCTTCCGGTCTATGACCTCGTGCTTCGTCCGTCATCGGGTCAGATTCGTCGCGTCGACTCCTTCGAGAAATCTTTCAAGTGGTTCCGACCTCCCAAACCGGTAAGAGCCGCCGCGCCCGAAAAGAGAATGACCCTTGATTTCCTGGCCGAGTTGATAAGAGACCGATATCCGGTTCTGGTCTCCAAGAAATACGACGGCATGAGATGTTTGGTAATGAAGAACGGGAAGTGGGCCTTCTATAGTGATGATGGGTCGAAACTCGACATAGACCCGAAGCCCTTCTCCAATATCAAGGCCGACGAGTTCATTCTGGATTGCGAGATTACGATGTGGAAGGGCGGAAAGCATATGCCGAGAGAGGCCGTTACGGCTGCTATTCACAGGGGCGAGACCGATGTAGCTTTCAACGTCTTCGACATAGTTTATCTCAACAAGCCTCTCTTTGATGTCCCGCAGGGCGAACGCCTCGCAATTTTGAAGAAGCTGATTCCCAATGCCAGCCTGATGGTTAAGGCTGGTCTGAATCGCGTTCCTCATTTTCTGGCTCGAAACGAAAGCGAACTTCTGGACATATCAAAACGTCTTTGCGAAGCACCGGGTTCTGAAGGTGTGGTTGTAAAGTTTCCCGACGCCGGTTATTTCGACAAGGAGGCTTGGATAAAATATCACAAGAACGCCATTCTCTATGGTGTTGTCCTTGAAGCCATCGAAACGAAGGCTCCGGGCGTCTACAACTATCGTTATGGTGTTCGTCCTGGAAAGATGAAGGTTCGTCGGTCCGACCTCGTCGAAGTCAACGGAGAGCTGATTCTTGAATGCGGGAAGACCTTCTCGACCAGCAAGCGATTGCGTCGTGGGGACTATCTCTGCGTCGAGTTTGAGACCTTAAATCTCATAAAGAGAAATGACGAAATCGAGATTTCGGCTTGGGTCCCGCGCTTCATAGGCGAAGCCGACCACGTGGACGACCTCGACACCGTAATCAAGAGGGCGAGAGACAATGGTGTTCTCCAGATAAAGGAAATTGATGAGAGCGGGAATGTTGTCTACAAAGCCGACCCGTATCTAATGTATCCGAAGGACGGCAAGTTCGTTTTTCAGCTCCACGCGAGAGGAAGTTCGGTCCACGGGGACCTTCGTCTCCAGATTTCCGATGACGAGTTGAAGGGCTATACCTTGATGGTCCAAAATCCTGGAGTCCCGAAGGTCGACTCGGTCGAAGAGCTGAAGAAGTTGGCCAAGAACCCCAAGTATTGGAAGATTGATTTCAACACCGGTGAGTTCAAGAGACGTGTTACGAGAGCCGGGCACGAGGTCGATGTCTCGATTCGAGCCATCCCGAAGACTATTCACGACATAAGTTGGTTGAAAGTCGAGGGAGTTGCGAAACCGGGGGAGGTCGGGGCGACGAAGAACGAGAAGGGCGTGTTTGCCATCATCGACAAAGGTGAATACGATACCGGTGCTCTCAAGCCCTACTTCCACGAATATTTCATGTACGGAAAGATTTTCAAGGGCCGTTATGTGTTCCGCCTTGTGTCCCGCAAATCGCTGTTACCGCCCGGAGTCGAAGAGGAGAGGCCGCTGACGCCGTTCTACTGGGTTTTAATCAAGCCGAAAGACCAACTTCCATACGTGTTGAGCAAGAGGGCTATCGAACTCAAGTGGCTTCCGCCACGCGGCGTCTCGGCTCTTCCTCGCGATTTCGATGTCCCGAAGGATTTGAGGTATTGGGAGATGCCGAGGGAGAAAGCGTTGGAGGCTAGAAAAGCACTGGCCGAAAGTCTGAAGAAGTCGAAAGCCCATTTCAAGCTCTTTGAGCTTCGTTTCAAGGGCCAACAGGTCATACGCTTCGGACCTTCCGCCGTCGTCTATCCCCTGTTGATTGACGATGAGAAGGAGAAACCGCAAAGGTGGGACCTCAACAAGAACCCACTTGACGCAAAGTCTTTAGTATGTTACTATTACGGTAGAGAAGGTTCGCAGTGGCTGAAGCTCGAAGGGAACAACAGGATTGAGCCCGGCGAGTACGGAAATCCGTCGAAAGACACTCCTTGCGAGCTTGAGCTTATAGACCAGGGTCCAATTACGGTTTATGAGGACCGAGACAGCTGGAAACGCTGGAAGTTTCAGGGCAAAAAGCTCAAAGCGTTCGTGAACGTTTTCAGGGAGAGCGAGGGCCTTTGGAATTGGGAGGAAACGGAGAAAGCTCCCACATTCTTCCGAAAGAACGCCCCGAAGCAGATTGTCTCCGGTGTCGTCTATTCGCCGTATGTCGTGGACGCGCATGGGGATATAACGACGCCGGAAGTCATTGAAGAGGCGATGGAAGAGTTTATGAAGAATGGGCCTCGCTTCAACATAAATCACGAAGGCGAGGATATAGAAGCCGTCATTATTGAAAACTGGATTACGCGGACCAGCTTTATGTGCAACGGAATCTTTGTCCCCGAGGGGAGTTGGTGCATGAGCGTTCATATTCCCGACAAGAAACACTGGCGTATGGTTGAGGAAGGGAAGTTGAACGGCTTCTCCCTTGAGGGTTTTCTGGTACGAGACGATGTTTCGGTGGATTCATAAGCTCTATGTCAAGAAGGTTGCCCTCGTCGGTAGACCCGCCAACGAGACTCCATTTTTCCTTGTGAAACAGAAGGGAGGTGAAAAGATGGTTTCTGAAGAGTTGCTTAAGAGGCTTCCAGAAAAAGCGGCTCAAGCCGTCAAGGACGCTCTGGCTATTCTTCAGCCTTACCTCGAAGACTTGCCCGATGACGTTCGCAAGGCCATTCAGACTTTGGTCGAGGCCGTCGGGTACGGTTATCCTGAGCAGAAGGACGATATCGCGAAGAAAGTATCGGACCTTATCGAGGATTACCGCGAGTTTATCGAGGCGAACGGCAAGGTCTTGAAGTCGCTTCAGGAGGCTGTTGAAAGGCACGAGACCAGGCAGGAAGAGTTGAGCAAGGCCATTCTGGAACTTCAGAAGACCTTTAACGAGAAGATTACAGGGCTCAAGAAGAGTGTTTCTGAGGCGAGCGAGCGTGTCGACACGCTTCTGAACACTCCGGCGCAGACCACGTCCCACCCCGGTGAGGAGACCAAGACCGAGAAGAAGGATGTTTGGGAAAGCGCCTTTCCGTTCTCCATTGTTATGGAATGAAAGGAGGTGAAAGACCGTGGAGCCTACTGAACTGTTGCGCAAAGCCGCCATTTCCGGTACGACTTTGCCTCAGATAATTCTCAACCGCCAGCAGACGGAGCGTTTTCTTGACGACGTTCGCGATATGACGGCGCTTTTGAAGCACGTTCGCAACGTCAGACGCGACCACCCGTCAGGAGAGCTTAACAGGCTCTATTTCTCTGGTCCGGTTACGGAGGACGCAAGTCTGACTGCCCAGACCAAGAGTCCGAGCGAGTCTGTTGTCAACTACGACTCAACTAAGCTCCGTTCGGCTTTTGACCTGAAGACCGACTTCATCGAGGACATCAAGGCTCAGTCGCCGGAGGACGCAAGAAAGGCAATCGCCAAGATGTTTGCTACTCAAATCGCCAATGATATTGAGCAGCTTGCCATTCGCGGCGATTCGTCTCTTTCCGGTACCTCTGACGCCGATGACCGCCTTGAGCGCACCAACGATGGGTACATCAAGATTCTTGATGATGAGCTTGATTCCTCGCAGGTCATAGACGCGGCTGGAGCCGGTCCTTCAAAGGAACTCTACCGCGATATGATTAAGGCAATGCCCAACAAGTATAAGAGGAACAAGGCCGGTCTTCGCTGGATTGCCAGCCCAGGCGTTGTCGAGGATTGGATTTATGACGTATCGACTCGTGCTACTCCGGCTGGCGACCGTGCTCTTGAAGGCATCATCGTGCGCCCGTTCGGTGTGCCTTTCATCGAGACGCCCCTCATGCCGGAGGACCTTACTTACGGGACCGCTACCACCGATTGTACGAGAATCATCCTGTGCGACCCCAAGAACTTCCTCTATATCGTGCAGCGCAAGGTCACGTGGGAGTGGGACCGCGACCCTCGTAACGATGAGTACGAGGTCACGATTCACACCAGGGTCGACTTCGTCATTGAGATTCCCGGCGCGTGTGTGATGGCCAAGAATGTGTCTCTGAGTGGTTCGGATTACAGCTAAGAAGAAGGGAGGAGGTCGGCTAATGCTGGCCTCCTCTCCAACCCATGTATGGATTTAAGGTTGTGAAGAAGACGCCGAAGCGCTTCCCGCCTGAGCCGAGTGGGGAGCGTGTTCTTTTGCGTCGCGGCGGCGGACTCGGTGACATTATCTTCGTTCTTTCCGTCGCGGCAAAAGCCAAGCGGCTCGGTTGTGAAGTCGCAGTTGCTTGTGATGAGTGCTGGAGGCCTCTGGTCGAGCGTTGTAATGAAGTCGACCACGTCTTGGATGTTCGTAAATGCAGACCCGAAGGCCAGACCTGTTTTGATGTCGTTGTTGATTTCGCGGGAGTCATAGAGGGAAAGAGCGCGCGGACGGCTATCAAGTCGGACTACTATCTGGCTCACCTGAATTGGGCCGGACTCAAGCCTCCAGTCGTACTTCCCACGTTCTCGTTCTCACGTGAACCAATTCACGAGGGCCGCTACATCTGCGTTCATACCGGGGGTTCGTGGGACAAGAAGCGGTGGCCGTATTGGAGAGAGTTCTGCGAACTTTTGGACCGCTACAAATACTCATACGTCAGTATTGGAGGTCCGGGAGACGAGAGCTTCGGCGTTTCATACGTCGGCCAACTTGACATTGATGACACAGCCCGTTTGATTCTTCAGTCCGATGGTCTGGTGGGCGTTGATTCGGGCCTCACTCATCTCGCTGGAGTTCTTGGTGTTCCTTCCGTGAGCCTTTGGGGTCCTTTCGACCCTAATCTCACGCTCCCATACTATGCAAATGCCGCTTCCATACGCAGCAGCGCACCATGTTCTCCTTGCTTTCGTCTGCGAAAAACCTGTGATGTAAAGCCCAACTGCATGTCTCGCATTGATGTACGGTCGGTGTTCGAGGTCGTTCGCAGACACCTTCGGCTGTTTCCCAGAAAGGCCCAAATCCAGGCAGATATTTCTCTATCACCAAAACTCTACTTGGATGGAAAGCCCGTCTCTGGTTTTCCTGAAACCAAACCGCTCGTTTCCATCGTCATCCCGCACTTTCGCACCGAGGAATATCTGCCCAAGCTCTTCTCGTCAATTGAGAAACACACCGA